AACCAGAAAGCGCGGTGGGCCAGCGGGCCGCCGCGCCGATTTTTTTGGAGGTGTTGACTGTGCCGAAAGAAGCCGACGTGCCGCCCCAGCAGGGAAAGCCCGAAAAGGGCGCGGGAGAAAAGAACGACGAGAAAAAGGCGGAGCCGTTTCATCTTAGGGAAAAGATCGAGGAAATGGTGTACTACGGCTACCCGTTGACAATGAGTTTTCCACGGAAAGACCGGGAACTCGCGGACGAGTTAAAGAAATCCATCCTGACGATTTACCGCCTGAGTATCGAAATCGACCGCAAATATTTTAAGAAAACAACGACCCAGAATCTCGATGTGGAACTAGACGTACTGCGCGGAATGGTACGGCTGGCGGCGAGTAAGAAGTTACACGGGGGCAAGTACCCGCCGCCCTTGACGATGCACCAGTATGAAACGTGGGCGAAATTCAACGATGAAATAGGCAGGCTGTTGGGCGGCTACATTGCTTCGCTCTAAAGCCTGCCGTTTTCATACGGGAACGGGTTATTTACGGCGTGTCCGATCCGCGGCGGCAACTGGAACAATGGCGAGAGTGCCGGTGTGTTCAACTTGAACCTCAACAATCCGCGCTCTAATTCGTGGACGAACAACGGGGGCCGTTCCGCTTTACACCACAAGAACATTTTTGTTCGGCGGGATTCCACGCCGGATATGGGGGCTGTGATCTACGGGTCGCAGTCGGTGTGTGGGTCTAAAGGAATCCGTTTCCGTTCCGGTCAGCACGACCGGAAAAAATATGTATTGCCGCGAAAACGGAAACGCTACGCGCGGCGCGGTGGAATTGAGGGCAGAAATGCCAAACGAAATAAACACGATTCAAAATGCGTGGAATGTGATCTGCGAGTTTGAATACCTCGTAGAAGCTGACCACTCAGCCCGCAAGGGCAAACGATACCGGGCGGAAGTGCTGGCGTTTACTGCAAATCTGGAACACAATCTGTTTCAGATTCAAGAGCAGATGATCGCCGTGGACTGTCCGCTCGGCCCATACCGGAAACTGTGGGTGTCCGTGCCGAAGAAGCGGTTAGTGATGGCCTTGCCATACCCTGACCGGATCGTGCAATGGTCACTGTACCAATACCTCAATCCGGTTTACGACCGGCTATTTATTGAGGACTCCTATGCCTGTCGCAAAGGCAAGGGAAGCCACAAGGCCGCAGCACGGTTACAATACTGGATGCGGCAAGTAGACCGGAAACCGGGGCCGGGATGGTACTACCTGAAACTGGATATAAGCAAGTTCTTTTACCGTGTGAACCATGCGAAGCTACTGAAAATTTTGGCAAAGCGTATCAAAGACCCGAAGTTGATGAAGTTCCTCGGAAGCGTGGTAAACAGCAGAGCAGAGCCGTTCGGGTTGCCCCGCGGCAAAGCCCCGCAAGATACCCCGCCGGAGGAATGGTTGTACGATGTGGGGATGCCGATAGGCAATCTCACTTCTCAACTCTTCGCCAATATTTACATGAACGAACTTGACCAGTATTGCAAACACGTTCTGAAAATCCACTACTACATCCGGTACATGGACGACATTGTGATCCTTGGGGAGAACAAGGAAACCTTGCACGAGTGGAAAGCGAAGATCGAAACATTCCTGCATGAAGAGTTGGAGCTTGACCTGAACAATAAAACCTGCATCCGACCGGTGCGGATGGGCGTGGAGTTTGTTGGTGTGCGCATTTGGCCCGCCTACATGAAGCTGCGCAAAAGCACGGTTGGCCGGTTGAAACGGGAGGTCAAGAAAATATCAGAGCTTTACGCTTCCGGGCAGATGGATGAAGAAGCGTTCAAACGCCGTGTTGCCAGTATTAAGGGGCTGCTGGAACACACGGAGAGTGAGAGTCTACGGTGGCGGCTGAACCAGATTTATCTTGATGCTGTACAGAAGTACGGAAAGACAGACCCAGAGGAAACGCTCTGGAAAGGAAAGAACGATGGAAAGAAAGTGGCCTGATCTGTGCGAAACACTGCTCGGTAAGCTGGAAGCGGCGGGAGTAGACACGACCGCAGAACGCGGAGAGTTTGCCGTGCTGTACGCTGAGTGCTGCGCGGGCGGCTGTGGTAAGGCATTGAGCCGGAAAGGAAAAAAAGAAAATGGCAATTAACGCATATTCGCTGGCAAAGGATGGGGGCAAGAAACTGTCTGCAAACTTTACCGTGAAAGAGTTCCGTTGTAAGGATGGGACTGATCCCATCTTTATTGATAATGCTCTTGTGAAGCTGTTGCAGAATATCCGGGATCACTTCGGAAAGGCCGTGACGATCACAAGCGCATATCGCACTGCCGCCCACAACAAGGCGGTCAAGGGCGCAACGTATAGCCAGCATTGCTACGGCATGGCGGCAGATATTCGGGTGCAGGGCGTGGCCGTAGAAACGGTTGCGGCCTACGCCGAAACTCTGCTGAAAGATACCGGCGGCATTGGACGTTATCCCGTGAAGAACGGTCGCCCTGCTGGTTGGGTACATATCGACACCCGTGCGGTAAAGAGCCGTTGGGTTGGTTAAGAGTAGGAGGAAAACAGTATGGAGAACATTCTGAAAGTTTTTCTGATGGCATTCCCTGAATGGCTGGCTGTCATCTTTATGGTGGTCGGCCTTGTGGTCACGGCACTGGCGGCGGTACGTCTGGGCTATGGCCTTGTTGTCGCAAAGACCGTGTACAAGTGGATCGTCAATGCAGAAGAAAAGTTTGGCAGCGGCGCGGGCGCAGAAAAGAAAGCTCACGTCATTGCCGTACTGCGTGGGTACACCCCCGACTGGCTGGACTGGGCGATCAATGAGCGGACGCTGGACTGGATCGTACAGCTTGTGTTCAACTTCACAAAGAAGAAGCTGGAAGATTACATGGCAAAGAAATCCGTAGAAACCACCACTGTGGCCCGTTTCGGTAAGGCGGGGGAGGACAAGAAGAATGACTGACGAGGAGCTGGAACATCGCCTGACGGCGGTTGAAAACCGTGCCCGAAGCAATACGCACCGCCTAAACGACTTGGAAAAGCTGACTGATGCGGTGAATGGCATGAACACCAACATCAAGCTGACGATTCAGCAACTCGAAAACACAAACAAGAGCCTTGAAATTGTAACGGCTCAAAACAAAAAGCAGGACGACCGCCTGACCGCGCTGGAAAAAGCCCCCGGAACATTTGGAAACAAACTTTGGTGGGCTGTAATTGCGGCGTTGGTTTCCGGCCTTGTGGCCTATGAACTGACGATGCTTCTGCACTGAAATGAAAATCCCCCGCTGGCAATCCGAGAGGAAAGCTGGCGGGGGATTTTTTTATTTGCTGAATGGTTACAAAAATATTACAGTTTACGCAGACCGGCGACCATCGGCGGCGCGGTAGGGTTCCAGAAGCAAAAAATACTTTGGCGCAGCATAAATGCGAAAGTTCGTCTGTTGATGCGTCAGGCGGACCAAACAAAAATAATCCGAACTTGTTTCCGATAGGAGATGGGTTCGGATTATTTGTTTTCTTCGGAAAATTCAACGCAGGTGTCCGTGGAAGATGAAAATTAAGGATAATGAACTATTAATCGCAAATAATCTGTGCTATAATACTAAAAGGAGGTGTCATAATGCAGATTAACGTGAAGTTGTCCCCAGATGTGCTAGACTGGGTTATGGCACATATTCAACAAGAAAATGTTCCGCGGGATGTTGTAAAGTATTTAACAATATGGAAAAGTGGTGAAAAAGTGCCCACTTTTAATCAGATCGAAAAAGTTAGTAAAGCATCTGGAATCCCATTTGGGTATTTTTTCCTCCAAGAACCTCCCAAAGAAGAATTTCCGTTATTAGAGTACAGAACCATAGATAGCACATCGGCAATGAATCCGAGCAGAAATATTATTGATGTTATGCATGATATGGAACAAGTTCAGGATTGGGCTAGAAATCATGCTATAGAGGAAGAACAGCAGGCTCCAGAATTTATTGGAAGCCAAAAAAACAATGTGGATACTGAAGACTTTGCCGAATATGTCCGAACAGTTTTAGAGTTAGAAATTAAATGGTATGAAAACAGCAAATCGGCTGTAGAGTCTTTTAAAACACTGAGAGATAAAATTAGTCAAGCAGGCGTTATTGTTATGATGAGTGGTATTGTTGGAAATAATACGCATCGACCGCTCGACATAAATGAATTTCGTGCTTTTGCGATGGTAGATGATCTTGTACCATTAATTTTTATCAATTCAAACGATTCGGTTAACGGGAAACTATTTTCTTTGCTACACGAATTTGCTCATATATGTATAGGAAATAATAGTTTATACAATGACAGATATAGCTCTGGAACAAGGGTTAGTAAGGCGGAAAGTGTATCTAATGCAGTGGCTGCGGAAATTTTAGTTCCACAGGTCATGTTTGAGAAAAAGTGGAAAGAAATCGATAAATTTGATGATCCAATTAAAACGATTGATGTGCTTACAAAGTATTTTAGCTGTGGGACGACAGTTATAGCAAGGAAAGCATTAGATAACGGATATATTGATTATTCTGTATATAGGAAGCTGTCACAAATTGCGGTTAATCGTTACAATGAAAAACGAAAAAAGGAAAAAGAGCAAGGCGGTGGCGGAGACTATTATAGAACTGCGGCAAGCCGAATTGATACACGGTTTTTCAAGAGCTTGGTCTCAAGCGTTCACGAAGGAAAAACTTTATACACGGACGCTTTTAGACTTACTAATACCAATAGATCTACCTTTGAAAATTTGGTTAACAAAATGGGGGGTGGGTCGAAGTGAATCAAGAAGTTTTTCTAATAGATACAAATGCTTTGCTGACACCGCATCTTATGTATTATCCGTTTGACCTCGCACCTAGCTTTTGGGAACAGCTAGAAGAAAAACTTAAAGATGGTTCAGTTGTTCTCTTAGATATGGTGAAAAATGAAATAACAGAGGGTCATGATGAACTTTCAAATTGGATGAAGTCATTACAGGGGATAAACATCATTGACCATAGAACTCCCGAAATCATAGAAAAATATAGTAGAGTTTTAGGTGCAGTTCAAAGCAATACATGCTATAAGCAAAGTGCGCTTGCAGAGTGGTCAAGAGAAAGTGTTGCAGATCCATGGCTAATTGCAACTGCGGCAGTAAGAAAATTAACAATAGTAACATTTGAAAAAAAGAATGGTGGTCTGTCACCCAAAAATCCGAGTAAAAATGCTAAAATACCAGATGTGGCGATTGAGTTTGGAGTAAGCGTTTGTGATCTATATTATATGATGAGAAGTTTATCATTTCGTCTTTAATAGAATCTAAATTGCATTATGTGATATAACAAAAACAGGGTGCGCCCGCCCGGACGCACCCTGCCAAAGACCACAGACAATAACGATATGTACAGCAGGAAGTTCCCCAACGGGAACTTCCTGTTTTTCTTTTCCTGCAAGATGAGCCTGTTCTGTCTGCCATGCGGCAAACTCCCGCTGTCCTTCCTCGCTGTTCCAGCAGGCAAGGATGGCTGGGTAGAATGCCCGCGCCAGACGGTCGATGACTTCATCGGGGTAGGGGGAAGTGTTTGTGGACTTTTTCTTTTTGTTCAAACGCACGCTCCTTTGATTGTCCCACCGTGGCAAAGTCGGGCGAGAAAATCAAAGTTCCAATTTTTATCAGGCGCAAGGGCGCGGAAGTTTTCCACCCTGCACTTGCGGCTGGTGGCTCATTGATGGCTTACAAGTGCCTGTCGTTATGCGATTTTTTCATCGTTCAGCATTTCTTCAAACTGTGCCATATACGCTTTGTGCTGCTTGAGGATTTTTAGCGTTTCAGTTTTGGCGTAGGAATCGTCCGGCAGCTTAGGCAAGTATCTCATCAAAAAATCAAAGTCCTGTTGAATCCGCCGGACGGCGACTTCCAGCGCAGAGTAGTTGATTCCAGAGTAGTGTGAGTAGCTCGACTGCGGAGCGGGACGGTCTTCCGGGTGCAGAATCTCGTGCACGATCTGCTTGCGGTTCGGAAAATCAGCTCTGGCGAGGCGGTGCATATCGGCATCACGGACTTTGAATTGCCCGGACAGAATTTTCTCCTGCATACCGGGCACCATCTGTTCCATGATCTCTACGCCACGCATGAATTTTTCAGAACGGGCAACATAGGATTCGCTGACATTGTTCCGCTCCGCAATCTGCTTGCGGATGCTCGCTTCCGCAGAGGTGGGAGGAATTGTGTCAATTTGACACAATTCCTCCGGGGCGTTTTTCTTGGCAGCAGCCATGTGCTGATTGTTGCCGTTTCCACCGGGCTTTCGATGCTCCACACTGTACTGCTTTCCAATGAGGAACTTCTTCTGCTCCGGTGTAAGGTTGCGCCGCCCCAGCTGATTCTTGCAGATCCAAGCGAGGGCTTCCTCACGGTTCGCAAAGCGGAGCGGCATGGTAGAAAAGCAGATTTCGGGATGTTTCTGAAGAATCGCATAACGGTTGTGACCGTCAACAAGTGTATTGTTCCAAACGATCAAAGGAGAGAGCAGCTTGCCCTCTTTGAGGATGTTTTCTTCAAGCTGCTTAAATTCATCATCGGTCAGAGGAGGGATCTGGGACTGGAACTCCGGGTCGATTTTCAGGTTGATCATACGCACACTCCTTTATCTCTCCTGATGCGTCGGTTCTTCCTCCCGGAAAAAGGACGCAACATTCTGCTTTGCGGTTTTCAGCTTGAGCAGTTCTTCCTTGGTTTCCTTGTACTACTCATAGAACTTTGCCTTTTCGGATGCCAGTTGTGCATACTCGGCTTCCAGCTTTTTCGGGCTGGGCAGCTTGGTGAGGTTGTTTGCCTTAAAATAGGCTGCGGCCGCCCGGTACGCTGTCAGCTCTGCACGATGCTGCTCCTCAAAAGCTGCGGGTCGTTTGGCAGTCTTTAACTGCTGTGCGATGTTCTTGGTGCTGGCATAGGCTGCGACATGATAGCGCAGTTCTTTGCTGGCTTTCATGCGACCTTCAAGGTCTTTTACCACGGCCAGCGAGTCGTGATACTTGGTTTCCAGTTCAGCGATGCGCTGGTTCAGGGCGTCCTCGTCGGTCAAGCCCTTTTCCTGTAGAAGCTTCACGGTCTGTGTCATAACTTTGAGATTGTGTTTCGTGAGCCAACGCTTATAGCCAATGCCCTTGCCCTCGGTCATCCTCGACTGGATGTCGATCAGTTTCCCGATGGTATCCTGCTTGAACTGCACCTTGGGTTTGCGTTCGGCGTTTGCCTGCAACGTGGCAAGCACTGCCGCCTTATCGAACTTGTCACCGAGATGTTTCGCTCGGATGAACTTTGTTCTGCCAGCGGGTAGATAGCTGAGCTGCCCACGGCTTTCCTTGACGGCAATGCCGTACTGCTGCATGAGCTTGTCAGAGAAATCTTCAAAGCTGGTAGCACGGTACAATACAGACGAAATCTGTCTCCGCAAAGTGTCCTTCACGGTTTCAAACTTCTTCTGCCGGGGCGGCTGTCCGGCTGCGGTGAGGGCTGCGTTCTCACGGTCAAGTTTCAACTGACCACGCCTACGCGCCCAATACTCGGCTTCGCTCACGCGCTCTTTCGAGCCGTTGAGCAGGTCGCTCTGGTACAGTCCGGCACCCTCGCACAGCTCCATGACCTCGACACGCAGGTGCCGCATGGTCTGGGCGGTGCTGGAGTGCTTCATGCCCTCACGCCAATCGCGGGGCTTCTGCATATAGGGCTTACGTTCCACCTCGCGCATTCGGATGCTGCCGATCACGATGTGGACGTGAATGTTTTCCGAATGGTTGTGTCCATCCGGGTGAGTGCAGACGATGGCGGGATGACCGGGGAAGTTTTCTTCGCAGAATTTCAGGCCAAGTGCCTGTGCCTTTTCCATGGTCAGCCCGTTGTCGGATGCATCTCTGGGGTCAAAGCTGATGATATACTGGTGGCTCTTGATATCACCATGCTGGGTATTCTTACCATACTTGCGGTTTGCCAGCAGGCAGGCTGTTGCAAACGAGAAATCGCCACACTCAAGTGTATCGAGGATGTACGAATCCCGCAGCATGGGTCGGCCTTGTTCGTCCAGAATTACCTTGCCGGAAAATTCATCGTGCTGGTAAACGAGGTACGCTTCGATGGCGGTGTAGTCCGAGTTTTTAGAGCTGATATGCTTGAGCGTTGCCATACAGTTCACCCAGAACTTTCTCGGCGTTGAGCCGGAATGCGGTCAGGTCTGCAAGTTCGTCAAGGAGTTTCGCCTGGATCTGCTCGGTGTCTGCACCGCCAGAATTGAAGTGCCTTGCAAGTTGGTTCAGGTTGCCGCCCACCCTGCTGCACTGGGCAAGCAGGGTGGAAACGGCAGTCAGGGTCTCTTCGCCGCCGCCGGCAACGATGACCGTTTTCTCGATCTTGACGTTGTGGATGGCGCGGCGGATAAAAGTGGAGAGGGAGAGA